CGTGTGTAGATATCACTTTGAAGGATTTTTAAGGATAGAATTTCTAAATACTCGAACTCTTGGTCAATCATCACCTTTAATGAGGTGTCTACACCGACTTTAGTTCTTATTCTATAAGAATTTGACATATGTTATCTTTTTTAATAAATAGTTTATACACTATTTTTAAAAGATAATTCATTATTATTTAAAATAAATTATTATGAGAAATTAACTGTTTTAAGATTTTTAACTCTAATATTAATATCTTTGTTAGAATATCTAATTTGATAACTTTGGGTTGGTTCCGCATAAATGGTTTCATCAATTAATTCAATTTGTCTTGTTGTTGGGTCAGAATATCTTTGTGACGTTTGAGATGATGAATATTGACCACCAACGTTATTAAAGAATTGTACGTCAGATATAGTTATAACCCCATTTTCATTTTGTAATAATCTTTTTAAATCTGAAACGTTAACGTTTTGACCCATTTGTCTATTTGACGGACTAAAATAATCAGAAACCACCGTTATTAATTGAGATATAACAGTTCCTTGATTTTGAGAGTTATCCAATACAACATCCACATTTACACTTAAATCAATTACGTTAGCACTTTGAACTGAGACGTAATCATTTATCATTCGATAATTGGATAAGTAATTTGCAACATTATTTTTTAAAGTGTTTGAAACAACCTCTGTTAATGCCCCGGATTCATCATACGATAACATCTGTACAATGATTTTATTGTTGTTTTCTGTAATTGAAACTTTTGCGGGAGCTCCATATTGAGACGGCATCGTTCTAATAATTGACTCATAGTCATTAACCGTAACCGCTCTATTTTGAGAAGAAAAATTATAAGAAACTAAATTTCTTACTTCTTCCGTTGTTGGGAAGTCAGCTCCACCTATCGCTGCCACAACGTTTGTACATCTTAATGAGTTAACTACTGTCGTATTCATACTCTCAGAAGGACCATTAACAAAAAATGATATTGTACCTACTTGAGTAATAGTATTAACACCTAAGTTACTTCCTGTACCACCACCAACTCTATATTGAACAAATAGTGTTGTATTTGCTTTCAACGTACTACCTAACCCTAAATTATTTGAGTATTTGTTTAAATTTAACATAAAACCATTTGCCGCGAATTCTCTTAATTGTTCATCTGCAGATTGATTACCCCCGCCAAATGTCATTTTTAAAAACCCTTCAGGTGTGAATTCCGAAATAAATTTATTACTTGTCTGTACGTATTTTCCAACTTTAATACCGGGACTATCCGATACTTTTGTCGGGTCTTCCACAAATACTCGGTCTTCCGCTAATGCTTGAACCTCATACCATTTATTATCAGTACCTAAAAATTCTTGAGATGAAGGTACATTACTATATTGTGTCCCGTCTTTTAATAAAACTCCGGTAATACCTAATACATTTTTTTCAGGTAAAAACAATTCATAAAAAGGTTTAACATCGTTTGGTGTAACAACTTTTTTAAATACTTTAGTCAACCCGTTAACAACAGTTTCTCTCTTAGTTATAGTGTAATTTAATAACTTATTATTTGAATCAAAATTTGGTATTTTTAATCTATTTGGAAATCCTTCAGAATTAATCGGTGACGCGAAATCAATTTCATATACTGTTTCAAAAACTTGTCCTGCTCCATTAAATTGAGAACCTCTTCTCAATACCCCACAATAACTTAAATCTTCTTTATCACCATAAGCCGGTACTGTGATTGAAAAGTCAACTAAAGAAACTGATGGTCTCATTCCCGGTATTTTTAATCCATAAGTTTTTGCAATGTTAAATACTGATGACCTTTGTTGAGCATATTGTAATACTGTTTCTTGGATACTTCTATCAATATTAAATTGTAAGTTATCTGTTACCGCAGCATTAAGGTCTAATAAAACCGAGAATACTGACGCGTCATTAAAATTCTGAACAGTTTCAGGATAATAAGTTTTAGTAAAATTTATAAGTTCCGTTCTTATTGATTGGAAATCTCTAGTTGTATATGAAATCTTTTTATTAGCCATAATATTATATATTAATTATTACAAAATCACTAGAATTAAATACGTCATCTGTAATAACATAATCAATTCTAACTTTAGCGGTATGTTCTAATTGAGCAATACCAGGTACTCTAAAAACTCTATCATTTTCACCATTAATATAAGACCCTTTATCCTCTTGACCATCTGACGCCGCAGTTATATTAATACTTGTAAGTTTTAAATTTGGCATATATAGGTCAACAGCATCACGTATTTCAGATTCTATTTGTGAAAACGTAGGTGCGTCTAATGGGTCGAAAAGAAATTCATATAATCTTGTTCCAAAATCCGGTAAATAATATCTTGTACCTTTTCTTGTTAACAAAAGATGTATTAAATTATTTCTAATTTCTTTTTCCGTTGTGTTTGATAAATCTAAATATTTCCCCTCAAAAGAATCTCTGAAAGGAAAAGTTAAACCGTATGTTGTTCCATCTGCCATAACTATAAATATAGTGTCGTCACTATTTTTTATAAATACCCCCAAAATAAAAAATCACGACCAAAGTCGTGATTTATATTCTTATTAAGAACCACATCCGAAACATTCAAATTCCGTATCTGTTGGTTTTTGTGTTAAATCAACTGTTGGTTTTTCAATCGGTTTTGATTGACCAACTTTTGAGATATCAACCGCTAAGTGTTTAGCTCCGGTTGATATCGCCTTTGTTCTAACATAATAACAAAGAGTTTTCAATCCTTTACCCCAAGAATGGAAGTGTGATGACGAAATCTTTGATAATGTTGGGTTAGACATATAGATATTCATTGATTGTGATTGGTCAATGAATGGTGCTCTATCGGCTGCCATATCAATAAGTTCTCTTTGAGATATCTCCCAAATTGTTTTGTATTTTGGAATTAAATGTTCAATTCTTTTAACTTTTTTATTGTAATTCTTATCTTCTTGGTCAAGATAATTATTAAAGTTAATATTTTGAATTGACCCTTCATTCATAATGATTTCATTTTTCAAATCTTCAGACCAAATACCTATTTTCTCAAAATCACTAATTAAGTATTTATTAACAATTAAAATTTCTCCCCCAACTACACGACGATTAAATAATGCCGAGTGAGCCGGTTCTGTCATTTCAAATGAACCTGTAATCTTAGCAGAAGACGCAACTGGCATCTGAGCCGTGAATAACGAATTACAAACCCCGTGATTGGATACTTCTAACTTAAGTGAGTCCCAATCCCACATTCTTCCTAATCCTTCGTAATCTAATCCCCACATATCAAATTGGAATATACCTTTTGACATTGGTGACCCTTTGAAGAATTCATATGGTTTGTATTCACCTGATTTACATAATTCCATACTTTCGGTGATTGCCGCGAAGTAGATTGTTTCAAAAATTTCTTTGTTTAATTGTTTTGCCTCTTCAGATGTAAAGATATAATCCATTAAGAAAAATACGTCAGCAAGACCTTGAGTTCCAATTGCAATTGCTCTTTGTTCTAAACCACCTTTTCTACCTTGTTCGGTTGAATAACTATTGATGTCAACAACTTTGTTAAGTGCTCTAACAACCTTTCTAACTTCACTATAAAGTAATTTGAAATCAAACTCACCTTTAACAATAAAGTTTTTCAATACCATAGATGATAATGTACAGATTGCTGTAGTATTCTCATCAGTATATTGGTAAATCTCATTACATAAGTTAGATTGTTTAATCACCCCAATGTTTTGATGGTTAGTTTTTCTATTCGCACTATCTTTAGAACATAAGTAAGGAACTCCGGTTTCAACCTGAGATTCAATAATTTTATTCCAAATTGTTTGGGCTTTCACTTTTTTACCAAGACCAAGTTCAACTGCTTTGTTGTAGTTTGATTCATACTCATCACCATAAGTTTCCTGTAATGGTTTGATACCCGCCTTTTTAATGTCGTTAGGGCAGAACAAATACCAATCAGAATTATTCTTAACCGCTTCCATAAAGTTGTCTGGTAACCAAACTGATGTAAATAAATCTTTAGCTCTTAACTCTTCAGCCCCTGTGTTCTTTTTAATTTCAAGTAAATCAATGATGTCTTTATGCCAAGGTTCAATGTAGATAGCTGCACTACCCGGTCTTCTTCCTTGTTGATTAAAGAAACGTAATGATTCATTAACAATTTTAAGGTATTTCAATAAACCACCCGCAAACCCACCTGATGAGTTAATACGACTTTCTTTACTACGAATGTTAGACATACATAATCCAATACCAGCAGCATCAGATGAATAAGTTGAAATATCATTTAATGTTTGTAACAAACCTTCTCTTGAATCCCCGTGATTGTATTTCAATACACAAGACGCTAGTTGAGGAGTTTTAGTTCCCGCGTTAATCATAATCGGTGTCGCAGGAGATATAACTTGATTTGATAATGATTGATAATACTCAACCGCTTGTTCAAATGATTTAGTAACCCATAAAGCCACTCTCATATACATATGTTGAGGTCTTTCAATTACTCTACCTTCAGGATTTTTTAACAAATACATTTCTTGTAATGATTTCCACGCAAAATAATCAAAATTGTAATCATTCTCGTGATTAATTACAGAATCAATATTTTCAGGACCATATTGTTCGATAGTTTCCATTAACTTATCGTTAATAATACCGTCAACGTGTAATGTGTGCATTGTGTTACAGAAACTTTCATCAGTTTCTTTATGATACGCAGAAATAGCAACAGATGATGCTAATCTTGAGTAGTCGTGATGACTTCCGGTATATGCCGCAGCAATCTCATAAACTAACTTATCCAACTCTTTGGTTGTAATAACACCCTCTGTTGGAACTGATGTAATCACCTTAATGAACACCTCATCAGCATTTACATTTAATCCTCTTGCCGCTCGTTTAACTCTATTATAAATTTTTTGGGGGTTGAACGAAACTTCGTCCCCCCCTCTTTTTCTTATCTTTAATGACATCATATTAAAAATCGTCTGTAAATGTTAATGACTCGCCCAATTTAGCTTTTTGATACTCCATAGTTCTTGATTCAAAAAAGTTTCCTTTAGTCTCAACAGCAATTTGTTCCATAAACTTAAATGGTTGTTCTACGTTAAATTGTTTTTTACAACCAAATTTAACTAATAAACCATCAGTAACAAATTCAAGATATTGTTTCATCAAGTTTGAGTTCATACCAATTAAAGATACTGGTAATGATTCTGTAATAAATTCTTTTTCAATTTCTAACGCAGATAGTAAGATTTCTTTAATTCTTTTCTCCGTTGGTTTGTTCTCAACGTGATTATTAATCAAATGGATAGCAAAATCACAATGTAAGTTCTCATCTTTAAAGATTAATGAATTAGCATTACATAATCCTTGCATAATACCTCTTGATTTCATCCAAAAGATTGAACAGAATGAACCTGAAAAAAAGATTCCTTCCACCGCAGCAAAAGCGACTAATCTTTCTTGAAAAGAAGAGTTTTCAATCCAATCAAGAGCCCATTTAGCTTTCTTTTGAACCGCAGGTAATCTATCAATTGCGTGGAAACATTCGTCTTTCTCTGTCTCATCAGACACATATGTGTCAATCAATAATGAATACATTAACGAGTGAATGTTCTCCATCATAATTTGGAATCCGTAAAAGAACTTTGCTTCAGCATATTGAACCTCTTTTAAGAAATTCTCAGCTAAGTTTTCATTCACTATACCATCAGACGCTGCGAAGAACGCCAATATGTTTTTAAGGAAAAATCTTTCATTATCCGACAGGTTTTCCCAATCTCTAATATCATTAGATAAATCTACTTCTTCTGCCGTCCAAAAAGCTGCTTGATGTTGTTTATAAAATTCCCATATGTCGTTATGTTCGATAGGGAAGATAACGAATCTGTCATTGTTTGGTTCTAATATTTTTTCTTTCATATTAATTAATTTGTTGTTGGTTTTTTTCTTTTCTCTTGTCTAACAAGTCCTTGATTCTCTGTCTATTTCTTTCTTCGGTTTGTTCTTCTAAACCTAAGAATGTTACTGAACTTTCAGTATCAATCTCCAACATACCGTTATCAAATTTACAATTCTCGAACACAACACCATCATCACCAATACGGGATTTAGTTATTGCTATCGTTGCTAATTTCATTTCTTTTTGTTGTAGAGATTTTGCCACGGAAATAATTACGTGACCTACTTGAGCTTTCTTAATAGAACCCCCCATTTGGTCAGTTGTTACAACATCTGACGATATTGAACTTCTATTACCCTGAGTTGCTGTCCACCCTACCAAGTCAAGTTCGTGACACATAGATTCAAAACCTCTCATCACAGACCCTTCAGATTTCCATTCATCCCCCAAGTTTTTATCCGGTACTACACAATCAATGTAGTCTAATAATACCATATCAATTTTGATTCCTTCAGAAATCATTTTTCTAATTTGATTCTTAATTTGCATCATTGTTACAGTATCAGATGGAAGTTTTTTAAGTATCAATTCATTAGGCATTTTTTCCTTAATCTCTTGAACTTTAGTCATAACCTCATCCTTTTTTAAGGACAAATCATCCGGATGGATTTTTGTCCATAATGTAATGTGTTTACGTTGAATAATCTTTGGGTTATCCTCAAAGAATATTTGTAAAACATTGTACCCCAAATTAAATGCGTGATTTGAGATTTTTGTAAGTAAAGTAGATTTACCTACACCTGTTGGTGCTAAAATAACACCGATTTCACCTTTAGCAAGACCTCCTTTTAAGAGTCTATCTATACCCGGAATACCCATTGGTATTGGATGACGATAATCCTCATTTAGAACATCATCTAAGTTACTAAAAACACTTTCCGTTCCCTTATCGTGTTCCCCCACTTGTAATGCTTTACTTACCATTTCCTCTAATGTGTCGTAACTCTCAAATTCACCAGTATCGATGATTTTTTGAGCTTTAACCATTACTTTCTGTAACTCCTGTTGCTTACAGAACTTCATTGATTTTTCTTGTACAAATTCAGCACCTTCAAGCGTAGACTCCTTAACTTTTGTAAGGGTATCAATAATGATTTTTGCCGCTAGAGGTTGTTGTATCTCAGATTTTGTAATTTGTTCTAATGTGTCAAAGGTTGGTGTGTGTTCGTATTTTGTGTAATACTCCTTAATCATTTGAATGATTAATTTAAAGTATTTATTTTCAAAATAACTTGTTTCAATCACATCTATAATAGACCTTGAGAAATCTTTGTCGATAATGATTTGGTTTAATAATTGTATCTGAAAGGTACTACCTAGATACTCGAAATTTTTGTTTGACGCCATATATTTTTTCTTTTAGTGTAATAATAAATACTACACACTTAAGGTAACTTCTAGATATTTTTTTGTTAAATTTTTAGATGAAAAAATGTCAGTTAAGTTCATCAACAAGTTTTTTAGGTGTGGGCGTACATCCACAGTATATCTTATCTTTGGAGGGTACACTTTAGCGTCCACCTGTCTATGACAAATTGTCACATCATTTTGTTTGATGAAGATGTTAAAGTACTCCGGACCATCAGTGTAAGACGTTTCCAAAATAGCCGGATTGTTAATAATTTCGTACATATTGTCCGTCATATACGTTACGGTTTTCAATGATAATTGAGTATGAATGTCGTCTTTAAATTCACGAAGTAATTCATAAAGTTCCAATGAGTTTTTTGCCTCACTGTTGAACTCTCTCACGTTAAAAAATCTCTGCACAATGATGTTATCATTTACCATCATTAAGAATTCTAATTTTACCGATTCTTGGTCTTTCATAGTTTTAATTAATTGTTTTTAAAATTTCTTTTTTCTTTTCTTGTTAGTTTTAAAAAGGGTCTAACAAAATTAACCCACGCGTCATCCCCTTTTGGTAGATACTTAAAAAACCCATCTTCCATCATCATCTTAATAAGTCCTCTATGACCCCTCCCATCAGGGTCTAAAGTTTCCCTATAATATAATTCAACAAGTTCTTTAGCATCGTCACTAATTAAAGGATTTGATAAATTTATGATTTTTTCATTAATAACAAAATATTCATCACCATAAACCCCACTTTTAGTTTTACCTGATAACAAATTTTGTAATGTTTTGTTATCCTTATTCTCCTTCAGAAGGATTTCCGCCTTTTCTAAAATATCGGTAAACGAAACCGGTTTTTCAAGTATCTCAGGAAAAAACTTAATAAGTGTTTTCTCACCCAACCCATATATCCCATCAATATTATCCGACTTATCCCCCGATAAAATTTTATAAGTTCTAATGTTTTCGTGAGGAAATTCGTAAAAATCACATTTAATTTTACTTCCAAGAGTGTAAGTCTCTTTAGTTCTTGGATAATAAACCGACACCTTATCGGAAATAAGTTGGGTAAGGTCTTTATCCCCTGAATAGATGGTTTTTTGTTCGTTCTCCGAGATTTGGCAATAGTAAGCAATCAAATCATCCGCTTCATTATTATCTACGTTGATTTGTCTTATATAACAATCCTCCAAGTATTGTTTGATTCTTTCTTTCTGCTCAGTGAAAGAATCTAACTTATACTCGTTATCTCTGTCTCTACGATTTTCTTTGTATTGGGGATAAATAAGTTTTCGAGCCGAAGAGTTATCATCACCGTCCCACATAACAACAACCTTATCAAAGTTATGTTCTTCTATGAATCGTCTAATGGTGTTCACAAAGTGCCATAAGGCACCTATGTGTTTACCATTGTGATAATAATCTTTAACTCCGTGAAATCCAATTTTTACTAAATTGTTTCCGTCAACCAAAAGTGTTTTAGTCACTTGTTTTTGTTTGTATTCGTTACTAGTCTTTTTCTTCAATCTCTTTCAAATCGTAATCACCATCTGTTCCGATGATATTCTTCCAATATTCAGAGTATTCTTTTTTGTACTTCTCAATAGACGCTTTTTCTTCAGTGGTTTCTTTACCTGCTAAGAATCCGTGAGGTGTTACAATAATTTTTCCATCTTCATAACCCAATCCGTTGATGTGATTTTTCATTACTGAAATTTTAGTTCTAACAGCAAATTTAATAGTTCTCTTATCTTTAGTCGCAGTAATTTTTGTTGTTCCCGCACCTTTTTCATTTCCAAAACGGAAAACTAATGAAGAATTTAACCAAATAGCCTCACCACCTTTAGCTTTAATTTTAGGTTGCCCAAATGGATTATCCGGAAGTTCGACCCAAGGCTGATTAACAATAACCAAAGTGTTTTCATATTTAGAATCCGATTTACGACTTCCTGAAATTCTTTGATTAATACCCATACCAATTTTGTCAGCCAAAGCCGCCGCATTATGTTGTTTCCCACCTTTACCCTCAAAAGTCATTTTACAAGGAACTGAACCAACAGAATCCCATAAGAATAACAAACTATAATCTAATTCACCCTTTTCTTGAGCATCAAGTAAACTATTAATGTAGTCGGTAATTTGTTCTATATAACTGAAGTTATTATTGAAGATGTAAAATCCGTCCCACTCTAATTCTCCCGTTTCTTCATCTACCATTTCTTCACAATCAAAACCCATAAGTTTTGCGTGTTCAAATGACCATTTTTGTTCAGTAATAATGAACACAGGTAATATTTGTTTCTTCTGAGCATCAACCGCACATTTTACTAAAGCTGTCGTCTTACCGGTATCTGAGTGACCTAAGAACATATTTAAATGTCCAATTGCTGGTCCCGGAATACCTACCGCATCCAAAAAGTCAGGTCCTAAATCAAAAAACCTTTGTGGTTTGTATTTTGCCGATGTCGAAAATTTGTCCTTAATGGACTTAAAATCGTGTTTTTTAATCGCCATATCTATATGTTAATTTAATTTTTAGTTTATTTAGACAAGTTGGACACTAAGTAGGTCTCAGTGTCCAAGTTATATGTCTAAGTTTTGTTTGATTAAAACGGCATATCTGAATCTTCTTCATCACCCGCTTGTGGGTCAATAGGTGCCGATGGTTTAGAACCACCAAATGACATCTCATCAGAATCAGAGTTACCATAATCATAACCACCTTTATCAGAATTCCATTTTGGAGTTTCACCTCTTGCAATAGCTTCTAAATATTCAACCGGTTTTTTAGAATAAACATCTGCCCAAGTTAATTCATCGTTAACCCAACTTTCAGAAAGTTTTGTGTCTTCGTGAATTGGAGCCGCATCATCATACATAACTGTTTGAATTACTGTATAAACCGCCCCTTTTGGAGTTTTAGCTTTAGTCAATTCTAAGATAAGGTCTCTACCTTTTTCAGGGTCAGCAATATCACCTTTGTTTCTGTAGATAGGAATAATTTTGTCATAGATTCCCTCATTTTTGTAGTTAGATTTGAATCTCCAAAATTTAACACCATCTTCTTCGTTATCTCTATCAATAACTTTAACAATGTAGAATTTACGTGATAAATAATTTGATGCCAATTTTTTGTCATCTTCTTTTCCCGTTGAACGAAGTTCTTCGTAAACCTCAGTTAAAGGTGAACGTTCATTGTCATTTTTTCCTGGGTCGTAAAATTTTTGGAATTTTCCATCAACCTGAATCTCGTGGTACCAAACTTCTTTAAATGGTGAAGAACCATCTGTTGTTGGTAAGATTCTTAATCTTCTTTGGCCTTGAGTTTCCTTATCTGAAAGGATTGCCGCGAAGTATTTTTTCATTCTTTCTTCTTGTGTAAATTTTGAGGTAGAAGAAGTACTACCTTGTTTTGCTTTCTCGTATTGAGCCAAAACTGCGTCTAATGAATTTGTCGCCATAGTGTTTAAAATATTTAAAGGTTTATAAAAGTATAAGTGTCAGCCGTGTGTTTGTCAAATTGTTTTGTAAAAAAAAAGACGGTCCTAAGACCGTCATATCTATCTTAGTTGTTGAAATGAATTTGGTTGAGTTTCATCACCAAAATTTCTAAACGTTTTTTGTATTTCATTAGGTGAATAATCTTCAACATCGTTCTGAGTTAAAATATATTCATTTTTTCCTGATTTTTCCATATCATCTTCTTTATCTTCAAAAAAATCGGATAATTTTTGATTAAATGGTCCTGAATCTAAACTTCTTAATTCTAATTTTTCTTGAGGAGTTTTTTCTCTATATTTTTCAATTTTTTGTTCTAAATCATTTAATTTAGTCATAATACCATCCATTTCACCAAGTTTAGTTTCTAAACCATCTAAATGTTTGAATAAGTTATCAAAATATTCTTCTTGTTTTTGTTCAACTTTTTTCTGAGAATTTACCAAATCTGTAATATCCATTTCTTCAGTACTACCTGCAGTTCCTTCTTCACCAATTTTTTCAACTTCAGTATCCGTAGCTAAATCCACAGGTTGTGGACCAGCAGGTGCTGCCGGAGCAGGGGGTGCAACATTTGGGTCGGCAGGTGCTGCTCCTAAATCACCTCCCGGTGCCGGTGGGAGAGCGTTTGGGTCTGCCGCTGGTGGTGGAGGTAATGTAGCATCTTGTTCTACAATATAATTGTTAATTGAATTATATCTAGCAATTTCTTCTAAAATTCTATTGTCTATTTTTTTCATTTTATCCGTTTAATAATTGTTTTACACCAGTTGTTGTTTCAACTTGTATTTTTCTATTTTGACTCATTGTATTGTCAACTCTTTCTATTAGACCATCTTTCATTCTAATTGTGTAACAATCACCTGAATCCAAATCACAAACTTGTTTTGAACCGTTACCCATATCTTTTTCTGTAGTACGGGTTTTTTTACCTAAGTAATTCTCTAATAATGATTTTGTATCCATAATCTTTTTATATATAAATATCTGTTAGTTAAGAAAAAATTAAAGTTTAAAGTTATATGAGAATGATTTCACCGATTGTTGTCTTGTAGTATCAAGTTGACCTCCCGGTGTTACAGGATTTGCCCATAAACGTACTTTTAAATTATAATCCCCTTTATAATCTTTTTTATCACACTCAAATTCTTGTAACAATGATTCTGTATCAACAAAAAACTCTTGTTTATTTGCACTAATTTGACCTGAACTAAGGTCAATATTAGTACCTGTACCACTATCACAAGGAGCTGTTATCTTTGTATCCCATCTTGCTGAAAATATTTCCCAAGCACCTTGAGCAGGGTCTATAGTAACTTTTAATGATGTTATTAAAAATGGTGCGACATTCGTAAATGTTTTTTTCTCAATAAAAGGTGTTGGTACCGGAATATTTGCCGGTGGTGGTACTGCCGAAACATTACCGGTAACCGGATTAATAATATTAATAGCTTCCTGTACTCTACTTTCAATATTTGTAATATCAGTAGGATTCATTGTTGTGTATTCATCTTCATTTTTAGGATTACCATTATCTGAATATAATATTAAAAATTTAGCAATATCTTTAGCATCTATAGTTTTAATCATACTAACTCTTTTTGAATATCTATCAATTAAAAAATTAATATGGTCATTAACACTATTAAAGATGGCATACGCTGTCTGAGATTTACCATCAGGTGAATTACTTGAATCACAATAATACTTAGTCATAAAATATTTATCCCCTGTTGCTCCCCAATATGGATTTAAATCAACACCACTATAATTATGACCAACTGTTTGAAGTTTAGACCCGTTTGATGAGCTTAAATACATCTTAGCAAAAACTGCGTATCTAATTTTGTTATCAGTATTTGTTGATATTATTGAAATAACATCTGAATAATTAACAGTAGTCGCTGAAGGTTTATCAAGAGTATACTTATCATAATCACTAATTGGTTTACACGTTTGTGTATTATCACTTTTAGTTCCAACAGGTTTAGTTAAATTTTTAACTTTATTATCTGTCTGTTTTTTAATATTTGAATTAGTAGTTGTTCCTGTTGATGACGCTTTCGCCTTATCAGCCTTTTCTTGAGCAACTTTATCAATAATTGTCTTTAACAATGTTGTTTTAAGTGATTGTAAATAATTTTCAACTTTAGGTAATGATGCCGTTGGTTGTCTAATACCTTCAATAACTGTTTCAAAATGACCAGGATTTATTGTATGATTAACACTTGTAATCATATACGGACCACTAAACATTGGTACATTTCTTAAGTTAAAGTACATTGTTGGTTGTATTATCGCATTCCCCATCATAGTAATGGTACAAGAATAACTTCTATTTTTGTATACGTTATATAATGAAGTACTTTGTGTTGAACCTCCTCTATTACCGGACTGATTCGCCATTTGGTTAATAACTTCCAAAGATTCCGCAGTTGATTTACCGGGATTTTGGGACACATTAAACCCTTGAAATATTGATTGATTTTGAGGTCCAATATCCACATTAAATCCAACCACTTTGTTTGATTTATCCCAATCTTTTTTTCCAATTTGGTTTTCCAATAATGGATTATCACTAGCACGTCTTAAATCAAACGCATCATTTCTAAAACGATAATCAACGTTATTTTTTAAATCTAATTGTTCACTTGGTTTACCACCATAAAAACAAACCATTTTTGCGGAAGAGTTTCTATAATCAACATTTAAGAAAGTTCCAAACATTGTGTTTGCAAATTCTAAAGTCCCTTCAGGATTTGGTTTAGCATTTTTAACAGCATCTTGAACATTGTAGAAATTAATATATGATGGAATATTCATAACAACAAAATTATTCTCAACCAATATTGTTTGAATATAAGTTAACATATTTGATTTAACATTAATATCTGTTAACCTATCTTTTAGTTTAATAACATCAACTAATATTTTATCCCCCACATCACGACTCGCTCTATCCAACAATAATATATCCTCAAATAATGTTTTTGTTTTAAAATCATTACCCGCAATCCATTTATCATTAGTCGCTTTGAATGATTCCCATAACTCCACTTTACTTTGTGGGCCATCTAACACACTTGTTGTTTTTTGTTGAGGTGTATCATTAACATTTGGTAACTCTTTTTGAAGTTTAATCATCAAATTATCTAAAATCTTTTTGTTGAATTCGTCTATACCATTTAAATAATCATTAATTAATATAATGAATTTACTATAATTCAATGTTGGGTCTTTTAATTTTTGAGTAGCGTAGACTTTAATTATTGGATATAAATTAATTATACTTTCAACAGTAAACGCAACATTACAATCAATAAAGAAATCGGTTATATATGAACCGCTATCTTTATATGTCAATTCAGGTATGTCAGAAAATCCAACATATGTCCTCAAAGCATTCCAAGCACTTGAATATGTTGTTTGAGACAAAGCTAATGTTGTTTGACTTGGTAAACCATTTGGTGTGTTATACGTGTAATAATCCCAAGTAATTGGTGACGTTATATTGTGTTTTGAAAATGTGTAAAACAACCTTTTGTCAAATCCTCCCGGATTACCATACTTAAACACAATGTCATAATTTAAAAATTGTGTTATAAGATTTGACAAATTAGTTAGTTGTCTTGTTTGAATATCTATTACAGTACCGTCACTACCTAATCCATTAACTGTCGGTACAATCATCATACTTGTAATTAATTGTTGGAAATTACCAAATGACTTATCTGTTTCCGTATCTACCTCTGAATCGTCTTCATCAAAACTATATATTGATTTAGAAAATTCTAAAAATTTAGTCTCAAACTTATCTAATACGTTTTTTTCAAAAACTGAAAACATTTCACTAATATTTGTGTAATCATCACTAACACCATTAAATGAATAATTTTGTTGAGCACTTTGACCTGAAAATACTTGTTTTAAATATTGACTAGGGGTTGGTTTAACCAATTTAGTATTGTCAAAATAACCATAGTTCGGTGCCGACCAAAATAACCTAACAGAACCATTATACATAGACGTATTACCGGTAACCTCAATTTTAAGACTACCATTAGGAGCAAAACACTCATTGAATGTTTGATTAAGTAACGAACCTTGTGATGGTATAATATAAGATGAAACTTTATCCGGTGTCTTAACTGATACTGACCAGGGAATTACTTTAATAAATCGACTGTAACCTGTTGAACCAACTGAACCATTAATTACACTATCTGTAACACTATTTAAAGTCACCCCTTTGTTAAAACCATTCTGAATGTCGGAATTAGTAAACCCTGAGTAAACTTCAAACCCTTGATAAAACACATTAAAATCATTAATTAATTTTGGATAGAATCCAGTATTAATTGTTGTTGTGTCCGCCGAAATATTTGTAGAAAATAATGGGAAACTTGTATTAACAGTATTTTGTAACACAATACTAGTCGCTCCGGTTTGTCCCGGAATAGTGACGGTATATGTTTTAGTCGGATTAGAACTAACCGGGTCGTAATTTAAATTTGCATCAAAATTTTTCCAACAATTATCTAAGATATCGACATTATTATTAACATATGTCTTATAACGATGCCAAATAGACCCCATCTTCAATACCCAAGCATATGGCATTTTATGAACAGCACCAAATTTCTTTAATGTTGCAAAAAGGTAATCTAAATCTTTTTTAGCTCCACCTTCGTATGTTTTTGATTTTTCACGTAAAGTCGTTAATGGTAAACTATTTAAAAACAAATATGCCGACGATACATAAGGGTATTGGTCATTATTTTTAAATTTACTAACACCCTCTTGAATTGAGTTAATAAAATAAGGTGTGTTAAACATTGATGTTGTTTGATAAGTACTTACACCTCCACTATAATTATGGTATACAATATCACCCTCTGTTGGTAATTGAACATCATAAGTCCTTGTACTATAGAAATTACTTAAATTAGTTTTATCCACCACCGGAGCAACAATTGTTTTATAAACAAAATTTGTTATTGGTCTATTTGTGTCAACTGATTGAGTATCCGTAAAATTTGAAATAATTTTTTTGTTTAAATTATATGTTAACCCTTTAGTAGTATTAAAAGCCAATTTATAGTCTAAACTACTACCATTGGCCAATCCACCCTGAATCCATTTTGTATTTGTGAAAGGGTATGTATCCTCTAAATCAACATCGTTAGATGTTGTTGAATTACTTATATATTGAGTAACTAAACCTTCGTTATTTAACGAAACTAATGGTTGAGATAAACTATCAATTAAAATGTCCGAATTAATAAATTCAAAACCGGCGTTCTCAACAATATTTTTAATATACCCAGTGTTGAAAATACCTCGTATATAGTTTTGCCAACTCTCACCAATTCCTTCATTTGAAATTTGTTTTAAAACACTTTCAAAATTTGTTCCATTAAACCCATACTCTTTTAATTTTTTAATTAAAAATGGGTTATCCGTACCTAAACTATTTTTAATATTAATTGTTTCACCGTCCGCAATTATATTCGTGATATTATTTGTGTCACCCACATTATTGGTCGCTCTACTTAATCTTGAATAATGTGAACTAAAATAAACTCTTTCATATATTTCATAGAAAAATTTAACATCTTCTTTATTATTAAAGACCGCATTACTAATCGGAAATTCAATAGCATTTAATGAAACTCTCTTAGGCTCCGTCAAACTATTTGATGTTGGTGCCACCGGAGATGGTGGACTTTCTCTCTGAACAAAGGCTCTTAAAAATTCTTCAACAAATTCAATTTCCGGCCAAACATCATTTAAAAAACCTTTAGTCTCACCAATTATATCATTATCACCAGGATATCTTAATTCATATTTTTCTTGACCATTTTCTCCTGTTGTTTCTTTAATAACTTGAGGCCAAGGATAAACAGGTTGATTTACATCATCTCCTGAATTTTTATTATCGGCACTTGCTCCCGCAATTTGTTTATTAAAGATAACATTCTTTCTAATTTTGTTATCTCTCTGTTCCCAAGCTTTTGTATGAACATCATCCATTAAACGTAAGAAAGCCTCACCATTGGCAAAAACAACCGCAAGTACGTTTCTAATTGTTGGGACAAACCCAATTCCATTGTCTTTACTCTGTAATAATTCAGATAACGCAATGGTCAATTTTTCTTGAATCTCTTCTCTTTTTGTTTTTAAATCTTTTCCGATTTTATCAATTAAATCTACAAATTTACCCGTTCCCTCAAAAATAAAATAATCATAATTGACTTGTGTCTTACCATCGGTATTTGTTATGTCTAAACTATTAAAAATATTATTTTTAATTAAATCTGATTTAAAATTACTAATATCTAAATCCGTTGGTTGACTTGATTTTTTTTGCGCTTTATACGATTCGACAAAGTCAATATCATTCCCTTGAACTTGTTTTGTGAACACTTTATATTCAATAGCACTTGGTATACTACAAGGGGTTTCCTTACCATTAATAGTATATTTACCCTTTGTTCCACAAGTTTTATTACCGGATAATAAAGCATTATATTTATCAATTAACCCTTTAAGTTTGGTTATCGCATCACTTCTTTTTTGAGGTGTATTAATTTCTGCCTTAAATGTGTAAACTCTCGAACCACCCGTTTTTAAAATAAAAAAATTCTCAGTATCCATATAGGTATTAAACCAAGATTGTGGTGTATAATAAAACACATTACCCTGATAGTCCTGTAAATTACTATTATAAGTGTCTAAATCAGTTAACGGGTCCAAATTTTGTTTAGTAAATGAATCAAGAATATTCTTAATAAAGTTTTCAATTCTTTCTTTCATTTGCATTAAAGTAATTTCCGGAAAATCATCAGGTATCATACCTTTTGATTTATATTCACTATACAATTCTCTAATTTTTTGATATCCTCTTTCAACAACTAAATCTTCAACTTTTGATTTTGAACCACCACCTTTAGTTGTTTGAACTTTTAATCTTGATTGGTACATATGTGGTGTTGCCATTAACGCACCCATAGTAACTTCAGTTAATACTGTGTACTTGTAAGTATAAAAAGTTAAATCTACTTGGAAATTTCCATCCGCAGCATTGTATGTTGTTGTAAAGTTTTGTAACATTAACCCCAATCTAACCGCTTTACCGTAGTAACCTTTAATTGTTAAATAAAACAACGGATATGGTAAATTAAAGAAAGCTGCGTATGGTGAGTTATCCCCACCTTCAAATAAGGCTCTTCCTTTAATGTCCACTAATCTCATAGAGATTGTTGGTAAAAAATCCAACCCTTGACGAACATTAATTGATACAATACCTAATAACCCATTATCAACCGAACCCGCCTTACCATTTGAATTCATTGTTTGGGTTATATAGTAATCATCACTATTATTTGGGTTCTGTATTGAATTTAGTTTTGGTTGATTAACACCGTTACCTTTAATAGTATCTTTACCCGTTAATTCGTCAGTATATGAATTATCTAACTTACCTTTATTACCAGGATTTAAAAAATTAATCTTGGCAATAGAAACTGTTCTAATCGAGTCATTATTTGCGGTACCAATTGCCAACTTAGTTCTTGGTAATAAATTACACTCTAAGTTTGCATACATCACCAAATCTTCTTGGCGAACATATCTCTCTTTTACTTTTTTATCACTATCAACAACCTTATTTGGGTCTATAATTGTTATATTATTGTAATCGAATTCTACTAATATATTTTCTGACTTATCTACCATAATAAAAGAAGTGATTATCTAATTCATTTTTATAATCTTGTAGAGAAGCTACTAAAGGAAACGGAATAGTCAAGATAGCACCATCAGGAATAGACCATTCTTCACACCCATATACCGTATTTGCCGCAAGTATTAACCACCCAAATGTAGGTGTGTTATAGTATTGTTGTGAGATTTTATCCATTCTAGATTGTCCTAATTTATAGATATATCTTTTATCTGTTGATTTACTTGGTAACGGAACGTGGGGAACAATAGTTTGAGCCCCATTTAATAAAAATTCGTTATACCTGTTGTAATTTTGTCTTCCCGCCATTTTTAATTAAATTGTGTTTTATCTGTCCAAATAGTTTTATCACCATTGTTATTACCTTTATACAATAATTGTAAATCAGCACTTTGTTTTGCAATTGTTGTTGGGTTCGGTGTTGTTGTATATGTAAATTTACGTGATTTTCCTTTATTGTAAGCACTACCTTTAACAAATGAATCCACATAGTCAGAGTTCTTCTTAATACTAACGTATTTTTTAGATTCCGCGGCTAATTCTATATCCACCCTATCTTTAAATGTATCACATATTTTATCAAATTGTTTAGTCAAACTACTTGGAGAACTTATTTTAGATAAGTCACCCGAAATAATAGTTGTTTTAAAACTTTGAAGTTTATTTTTATCACTGAAAATTCTAGCCATTACCATAAAGAAACTCTTATCCGGTAAATCAGTACCAAAAGATGGTGAACTTGGAGTAAAACTACCAGGTTTATCATATGGACTACCCGGTATAATTCCTTGAGCCGGATTACTAATAAAATCATTAAATTTCATTAATCTAGCACCCACATTTTGAAAATCTCTCCATAGTTCTTCAAACGTATTAGAAGGTGGACCACCACTTGATTTATCAACCTCAGATGTACCTGAAAGACTATATATTTTAGGACCTAAATTATCAATAATAAGACCATCGGTTAATGTTGTTACTAAATTAACCTTTCTAAACACTTGAACCATTGTTTGTTCTTGTTGGGTGATATTATTACCTATTTGAGTAATACCATTACTAAAATCACCTTTATAATCGTTAATATATTTTTTTAAATTGTCTTTAACACGTTTAATAACTGTTTCATCGTTATATTGTAACGCCTTTAACCCTACGATTAACACATTTGAACCACTGTCAATATCCGCAATTACACTATTAAACAATTCATCAACACTTGATTGGAACGATTGTTTACCAAAAATAGTAACCTTTTGAGTTTGATTTGGTATAGTAAATTCCCCGTTAATATATTGTCTTGTTTTACACATTAATTGCCAAATACCGTCATTATAAGACTTTGTTGTACTTTCAGCTTGATTAACAATATTAGCGTAATATTCTTTAGTAACTTCCAATAATTTATCCATTATTGATTTATAGTTAATATCACCCGTATCACCCTCAGCGTTTGGTACCGTAGTCATTATTTCACCAATAGTTGTACCCGCATCATTTGTTTGTTGGTTATTATCACTATTTGAACTTACCGTTGGTTGAGAACCAACAATTGACTGTACCATTTGTGCGTCTAAAGCACTTGTATCTTCAGTAGCAGTAGCTCTATCATCATATATCTCAGTATTTGCATAATAATTAAATGAAAGAGCGTTTTGTAATTCTTCAACAGGTTTTGCAAGACCCATACCACCAATCATATCAAAAGCCATTGTCACTTTAGCCAACATTGGTTGAACACCAATACCTTCAGGATTCATATCAAGAAGTAATGGTTCATAACTAAAACTAACCGTACTTGGAATAATTTTAGTATTATAAAAATCACCAATTCTCAATACTAATACAGGTGGCGCACCAAATGCCGTATTTGACGCATCATTATACTTTGGTTTACCATCCGTACCAATAACAGGTATTGTTTCACCAGGTCTAACACATTGATTTAAGAACGTTAAACGAGCGTTTAATCCTTCGGGTGTCATAGAGTGAAACGCTGGATTAAAATATTTAACCTTATCTTGTATTGAGTCATAGACCATTGGAGAACTCTCCTTAATTGCCTCAAAATAATCACATTCAGACAACATTTGTCTAATAATTTTTTTAGTAATACCTTCCTTAATTTTTTGTTGTATTGTAACAATTGGTTCAACAGGTTTAGTTGACCCTGTTGTTGGTGGAACAACTTTAGGTGGTTCCGGTAATGGTGTTGGTGTTGGAGATGGAGTTACTTTAATATTTTGAATTTTAACACGTCTACAAGCCATCGCATTTACCGAAAAAACTTGAGCAACTTTATTAGTCGCTTCGTTAGGAGTTATTTGTGCGGTAATATTATCAGTACAATTAACTTGAGCACCTAAACCCAATGGACTAACAGGTATAGAAATTGTCTCACCCGCGGCAACAGTATTAATTGTTAATGATTTGTCGTCTATATATTTTGCTAATGTGTCCGCCCCAACAGGAAATGTCTTTAAAAAATTAATAACCGAATCATATCGTCTTTTAGACAAATCCACATTATAACTTTTTGATGCCGGTGCCGATGCCGAAGCAATCATATCAATAACTATAGAACCTTTTTTATTTTTTAGAATATTAAGAGCGTCCGTAAAGAAGTTTTTCTCCCCCTGTGTGATAAATTTAAAATTTTCAATTATTACATTTTTAAAAAATTCTGTCGTATTTTTACTACTTGAACCAGGATTAAATATTCCATCAGCCATCGCTTGATATCTACCAATATTCATATTATCAACATAAGTGTTGTAATCACTAAGATAAGAAGTACTTGCGGTCGTCGAACCTTTTTTAGGTGGTCCCGGTATATCATTATCAAAATAAAACGCAAATTCTTTATATCTATTTTGGAAATCCGCAATCGTTGTGTCCTGATTTGTTTGTGGTGTTTCTTTATTATTAATAGTATTTGCGTCACCTTTTTCATCAATAACAGCCTTAACTTGACTCTCATTCACTTTTGGGTTTGTTAATATTTTTTGATAAGTATATAAATCCTTAATCGGAATTGTGTTAAATTTTTGAGCTAATTTGTAAATATCGTATTTCACACAACCAGCAAAAAATGAATCCATTATTGAATTAATTCTATCTTTTTTCTGACCTTTTAATTGTTTTTCAACAATCGTATTCATAATAGAAGGGTGGTCAACAATAATCTTCCAACTTAACGTACCACTTCTTCTAGTATCTTTATACGTAAAAATAGGTTCGGGTCTACCCAAAAATGATGTCGGATTCCAACTTGCGGTACTACTATCAGTAAAAGAAAGTTCATATGGTGGAAACCACATAACTCTACCCCCGTTTGGTCCTTTTTCACAAACAGGTAATTCATCATAAGTAAAACCAGGCTTACTTGATGTTCTCCAAGCTAAATTTTCAATTGAGAACATATATTTTTTTGCATAACCACCTTGACCACTACCCAACAAATCAAACGATTCGTCTTTATCCGGAACAATATTTGTTGAGCCAGGATTTCTCATAGGTGCAATATTAAGGTTATACGTATTATCTAAGACAGAATTTGTAAATCTTCTTCCTGATGTTGTTATACCTTCCGTTTTTTGTAAATCAGCATAAGTATAATATGGTGTATCTTTTGTGAATACTCTACAATACTCAATACCTGCCTCACCACCGGTTGTTTGGTCTGTATAAGACACAACTTGTGAACCTTTAGTCATTTCTTTATAACCATCGTGGAATACCTTACTAACTTGATTAATCGCGTTTCCAACGTGTTTTAGTCTTGTAATACCTTGAACGTTATCTGCAGAATTTACTAACCTTTGAGTCTCATCTAAAATTGATGTTTTTTTAAACTCAACATTTGTTGATTCATCTCGAGTATAATTACTACTAATTAAATTGAATCCGTCATCGGCAGACCCTTGTCCACCACCAGGTGTTGCGTGATACCCTGCGGCACCTTTATATTTTGGTGATGTCCAAACAAATTCACCATCGAGACCACCACCATCACTTGACGATTTAGCCGCTAAACCAAAATTAAGTAAGTCAGAATTTCCTTCAAATAAAATACCTATTTCAGAAGGTCCATACACCGGTGCATCCGTTTGTTGGCCAAAAGCGTTTACCGGAACTTGATTAGCTGGTGATGTTATTGAAGATGGTTCCGCAGTTTTACTACCAACATAATAACCACCGGTTAAAGTTCCGTTACTATTTAACACCGCATCAAATATTGCTTGACCAATACCTAATAATCCACCATATTGACCATTATACGCAGGTTGATATCTATTATATTCAATATTATTAAATAATGACGACCTTTGACCATTTCCAGTGTTAGCTAAAAATATTTCAGAAGGATTTCTTTTTTTATTTAATATTGGTGATAATAAACCCCCCGTTAATTGATTTGCAACATTTAACGCATTTGAAGTTTGAGGTGTTTGACCATTTTTTGTATTATCGTCAAAATAATCTCCCGGAATTAATGAAACCGGCCAATACGCACCGGCTAACTTAGTTACTAAATCAACCACACCCACAATAGGGTTTTCAGGTACTGTAATTGTCCAATCTTTATATATTAAAGGTTGTTGTCCCGAAATAAGTAAACTCGCCTCAAAAGGGTCTTGTAATGATTGTAAATTAACCATCCCAACAGTATTAATAGAAATTTCTCTATCAATTCTATATTGGAAAGATTCTTTTAATTTTTGAGAGGCTAATCTAGCCATATATGAATCCTGAGATAACGAACCGTTATCACCATCGGGATTATCACTTAATAAAATACTATACGGAGAATATGTTGAAGGTACAAAATTTGAATTGTAAGGTATATGTAATGGAGACCCTAGACTACTATCATTGGTTATGTCAACCATATCATTATAACCCCCAATAGGACCAAAATAATTACTTACATAAGCACTATCAATAAAAAATTCATTTACTAAATCCAAAGCCGTATCATCCGGACTATATTCTCCCTGATTTGAATTTACCGGTAACGGTGCTCCATTATAATCTATTGTTGTATTGTACCCTTCATTAGGTCCAAACTGATTTAATGGATAAAGTTGAGCAGCAAAAGTATCTTCCGCAATTAATTCATTTGGTGAATCAATTACATTAAACGCACTTAATACAGTTTCAGTGTCTAAATCCGATGATGATGGAGAATAAACACCAGTAACACCATATGGTGATAAGTTTTTACTTAATAAAGCGTTTCTAAACGATGATGTAGACGCAAATGATAATGGGCTATTTGGCATATTTTATTCTTTTATTATAAATAGGTACTCACCTATTTTTTAAAGTTATTTTTTATGATTAAGTCTAACACTATCACCCATTGTTTTAGTCATAGTTTGAGCTAAGTGTTCCTTAACACCTGTTTTACTTAATACTTCCATAAATTGATGTTCAGTCATATTACCACCTTTCACATCAACACTAAACTCTAGTTTAACTACTGTAGGTTCTGAACTACCTTGACTTCCACCTGATTTATCACCCATTAAGTTAGTACCACCAACCAATTTCAATTCATCTTGTTTGTGTGTTTCAATTATAAAATCATCAACTTTAAGTTTTTGCACTCCATTTGATGTTGTTGGTTTAACCGCAGCACCAGTAACACCATTTCCTGAAACCGAATTAAGTAGTTGAATAAGACCATTTTGAGATTTACTTAAATTATCGGTAGCTATTTTTGCATTACTCATTGCCTCTGTCCAAGTACTTCCAAAAGCTGTTTTAG